ATGTTTAAGACAGGTTTACAGTTATTTGCAGAGGCGGTGGCCGGTAAAAAAATTGTGTATTTATACCGACTTGCTAAAAATGCTTCGCAAGAAGCAGGAAAAAATCTTGCATTCACGACAGAAAATGGAAGAACAAAAAGCAAGGACGCAGATTCCACTGCCACAAAGGACGGAGCCATCCGTACACCCGGGGCTGCGGAAACAGAAATCACGGCCACTGCTATCCTTGCGAAGAAAGATAAGTTAATCTCTGAGTTAGAGGACGCAATGGATTCGGATGAGTTGCTTGAAATCTGGGAAGCAAACCTTGAGGATCCGGCAGAACCTGGTCCGAATAAGTTTAAGGGCATGTATTTCCAGGGATATCTCACGGAATTTGAGATCACATCCTCGGCAGATGAAAATGTAGAGGTGTCTCTTACTTTTGGTGTTAACGGCTCCGGAAAACGAGGGGATGTTACTGTGACTGCACAGCAGCAGGAAGTAGCAGCTTATGTGTTTAAGGATACGACACAGGAATCGTAAACCCCTCTGGTGATACTGCCTTGATTAGTAGAGGGAGAATTTGTAAGGCGAAAAACGGATGATTATGTACATAGGGGGCGGTAAAACCGCTCTCTTTTAATGGAGGTAAAAAATATGATGGAATTAACAATTAACGGACAGGTGTACCAGTTTAAATTCGGAATGGGATTTTTGAGAGAAATCAACAAGCAGACAAATATGCCTGTGGATGGATTGCCGGGAGTAAAAAAAGACGTAGGATTCCGGTATGCGCTTATGAACTTAATAAATGGTGATCCGGATGCGTTGGTAAACATTCTTGATGTTGCGAATAAAGGGCAGAATCCGAGAGTGACAAGAGGTCTTTTGGATGAGTATATCGACGATGAGGACACAGATATTGATGAGCTTACAGAAACAGTAATGGGTTTCTTGAAGAGTGCCAATGCTACGAAAAAAGCTACGGACGAGATCGTGGACGCTGTGGAGAAAGAGAAACAGAGAATGGAATAGAAAGAAGCGAAGAAGAGAGAGCTGATGATGTAGATTTTGAAGAATACTACAAAGAAGCAGCTTTGAATTGTTTTCGGTATCTTGGATTTAAGAGTTTCGAAGAAGTGGACAGGCTGACAATTCCGGAATACACCTTACTCATGGAAGCTGTACGGTTGAGAGAGGTAGATAAGGACTATCGAAATCATCTGCAGGCATTCTTAAATTTTGCTGTAAAAGCAGAGAAAAAGGTTGGAAAGAATAGGTCGAAACCAGTGTATCAGAGATTCAGAAAATTCTTTGATTACGAAAAAGAAGTAGATCGTGTGAAGAATCGCAAGAAGAAAAACGAAAGATTAGACATAATCGGCAGAATGATGAAAGGAGAGTGATGGCATGGCGGAAACTTTTTCGGTTAAGGCGATATTATCTGCGCAGGATAAGGGGTTCAAATCTGTTTTCGGAGCAGCCACAAAGTCAGCCAAAGAGTTAAAAAGTACACTTATAGGTGGAATTGGCTTTGGAGCAATGATGGCAATTGGACAAAAAGCTGTATCTGTCGTGTCCGGAAGCCTTTCTGGGTTAACCAAAGAAACGATCAACACATCGGATGCAATGCAGAAACTCCAACAGGCTATGAGGTTTAGCGGATACGCTGAGGATGAAATACAGAGAATCGCAGGTGCAACGGGAACGTTAAAGACCTATGCTGATAAAACAGTCTTTTCTTTGCAGGATGTAATGTCAACCTTTGGATCTCTGTCTGCAAATGGGGTCAAAGACGCAGAGAAATTAACGGAATCCGTCGGAAATGCAGTTGCTGTATTCGGTGGCGGCGCACAGGAGTTTAGTAGTGTTGCACTTGCATTTTCACAGGCGATGGCATCTGGCGCTTTGCATGCGCAGGATTGGAATCAGATCGTCAATGCGAGTCCACAGCTTGCCGGTGGATTAAGAAAAGAATTGATTAAATTGAATCCGGTTTTAGGAGAGGATTTTAAGCAGGCGATGGAAGATGGAGCTATCACAGCCGATCTTCTGGGGCAGGCGATGAACAACATTGGGATGACAGACATGGCAAGAGAAGCCGCGCAATCAGTTACGACATTCGAAGGAGCAATGGGAAACCTTGAAGCAACGGTGACAAGCGGAATGCAGTCCATTTACGATTCTTTTGTTAAAGGTAAGGCTGTGGATGCGATCAATCAATTTAACGGAAAAGTAGAAAGCGTGTTTTCCAGATTGCAGACTTGGATTCCAGCAACAATGATTCGCTTGGAGTCCTATTGGAAAATCTTGAAAAAAGAGGCTTCTCAAGTTTCTGGGGCTTTTGGGGATGCATTTGGAGCAATCCGAAAAGAACTCGGAAAACTTATTCCAGCATTTGGCTCCACAGAGAGCGTGAACGGATTCCGTGATGCGATTCAAGGAGCTGGGGATGCGCTCCAAGCATTTGCAGGATTCCTGGAAGAACACGCAGATATCATTGCGAGAGTGATCGCTGAACTTCCGAAACTGATTGCTGGATACAAAGGCTTTAAAATCGTAAAACCTTTTATACCCATTGTAGCAGGATTTACGGGGGCAATCTTAAAACTTGCCGGAGCTGGAGTAAGTAAAATTGCCGGAAAATTATTCAGAATTTCCAAAGGACAGGATGCGGTTGGTAAAAGCAGTGCTTCAAGCTCCAAGAAAATGCTTGCGTCCGCTAAAGCATTCATGATGTTGGGTGCCGGAGTTGCTTTGATTAGCGGTGGATTTTTCTTGTTGGCGCAGGGTGCAAAAGTAGTGGCGGATTCCGGGCCATTGGCCGTTGCTGTTTTAGTCGGAATGGTAGGCGCTTTAATTGGGCTGAGTATGGGAATGATGAAAATGCTTTCCACAATGTCTGGCGGCACAAAGAAACTTACTGCTATGTCTACTGCAATGTTAGCGCTTGGAGGAAGTATTTTGCTGATAAGTGCTGCATTTTGGGTGCTGTCAGATGCGGCAATTAGAGTTTCAGAAGCAGGTCCTTTAGCAATAGGCGTTTTAGTTGGAATGGTAGCTGCAATCGCAGGTCTTTTGATCGTGGCAAAAATGGTAGCTCCGACTTTAACAGCCGGTGCAGTCGGTTTTGTAGCGCTTGGAGCAGCTGTTGTTTTGGCAGCGGCTGGAATTGCGGTATTGACCGTATCTGCAATTTCATTGGCGAATGCGGGACCGCTTGCTATTGGAGTCATGTTTGGCCTGATCGTAGCAATTGGTGGATTAATGGTCGTAGCGGCAGCAGTAGCACCCGTTTTAACCGCAGGAGCTGTTGGACTGATCGCATTTGGAGCGGCAGCAGTCCTTGTAGGAGCAGCTGTTCTGCTTGCGAGCGCAGGATTGGCTTTGGTTGCAAGTGTTCTGCCAATTGTCGCTGAGTATGGACTGCAGGCATCTGTGGCAATCGGAGCATTAGGTGCTGCAATGACTGTGTTTGGAGCTGGTACGATTGTGGCAGGAGTAGGATGCGCTGCTCTTGCAGTGGGATTACTGGCAGTAGGAGTGGCGGTGCTTGGTGTTACGGTTGGAGTGGCTGCGTTCGGAGTTGCAATCGCAGCAGCGTGTGTTGGAGTGCTTGCAATGGCAGCAGCGTTATTGGCGGTAAATTCCAGCATGAAGTCAATTGCAAAGAATGCGAAAACAGCGCAGAAATCTATCGAGAGTATGAAAGATTCTGTAAGCATTGTGAATGATGGGCTGGATGCTCTTGGAAATAAAGCGAAAAGTGCGGTGAAGTCCATTGTCAGCGCATTTGATTCCGGCGCAGGAAAAGCAAGAAGCTCCGGACAGAAGCTCGGAGATAGCGCAAAAGAGGGTGTTCAGAGTGGATTGCAGCCAACGCAGGCGATTGCAATCAGAACGGTATCTGCAGTATTATCATCCTTGGCTTCCGGGGCAAGTGGCGCCTATAGTAGCGGATACAACATAGGAATAGGTTTTGCGAATGGTATGTCGTCAACATTAGGATATATCAGATCAGTTGCAGCGCAAATGGCTGCGGCTGCAGATGCGGCAGTCAGGGCAAAAGCGAAAATTCACAGTCCTTCAAGAGTATTTGCCGGGCTGGGTGTCTATGTAGGAGAGGGATTTGCACTTGGAATTGAGTCGATGTCCAGAAAGGTTGCAGAAGCTACGCAGAACATTGTGGAGATCCCAACATTATCCACAGATATGAGAATGCGAGCTTCAGGTGCTTTGGATTCTGAACTTTCCGGTGATTATTCCTATAACCGGAATACTACATACACAATCGTCGTGCCGGTTGAATATAACGGCAGAGAAGCAGCGCGTGTTACGGCAGAATTTACACAGAAAGAGCTGGAAAGCCGAGAGAGCATGAAGATGAGACTGAAAGGAGAAAGAAGCCATGTATGAGTTTGTGGATACAAATAAGGCGGGGAGCAAGAGTTCCCTGCCGAGTGAGGCTCTGCAGATTGATGGGACATATATTGAAAATTTGATTGATGGATACAGAACTCTGTACGTGACCGGTCGTGAGCTTTTGGGATCGGAAATTTCGGAGAGAGAAATTGATCTTGTGGATGGGTCCGAGTATACGGGAAAGCGAGATACAACCAGAAGTATTACAGTTGGATACCAGTTGCTTTGCACATCTCCTAGAGAGTTTCAGGAAAAATTCAACAAACTCTCTGGAATCTTAAATAAGGAACAGGCAAAGCTGATTTTTGCAGATGAACCGGATAAATATTTTATCGGGACGAAATCAAGTGTAGGAGATGTGGAGCCAGGCAGATTGAACGTAAAAAGCGAATTTACTTTTTATTGTTGTGATCCACGGAAATATTCAGCAGCGGAAAAATCGTTTACTGCCCATCAGGAAAGCGGATATCAGACGCTTACTATTGTAAATGGTGGTACAGAATCCGTTCCGGTAAGCTACGATATCACTCACAACCATGAAAATGGATTTATTGGGATTGCCAGTAAATACGGTGCAATACAACTCGGCAAGATCGAAGAAGCAGACGGCGAAGACTATAAGGCGTCAGAGATACTGTCAGAGGGGTATAGCCTGTTTCAAGACGATCACGGTACTTCTCATCAAAATCCGGAGAATACCACACAAGGAACGCTGGAAGTGCGGAATGTTGCTGGATACAATGTGATGGCGCTAAAAGGTGGACAGGCAACATCCGGGTACTGGAACGGCGGAATGAGAACACTTACTATCCCGGTTGACAGCGAGGGCAGACGTGGAGCGAAGAACTTTTACTGTTACACGCAGCACTGGTTCGAGACTGGATTGATGGGACAGACGGGAGCACAGACTATTGCGTTTCTTACAGGGAAAAATGAAGTGATCTGCTCTATGTCTATTAACAAGAGTGATACGGTTGGTAATACGGCGCATGTGGACTGGTTCGCACCACAAAACAAGAAGATCAAGACACTGGATTTCCAGCCGACAGCTTATGAGGGAAACCCGTTTAATTTAAAGATGGGTGGCGGCCATAATGATTTTTTAAAAGAGGGTGACAGGCTACGGATCTTTTGGTACGGACAATATTATTACTTTACTATCCCGGAGATTAAAGACATGGCGTGTGAGAAGATACAGGTCTGGATCGGGCAGTGGGGAAGTAGAGATCTTGGAAATCAGCTGGTTACGCACAATTATTTAAAAAGTATCTGGTTCCGCAAGGATAACGTGGAAAAATACAGAGATGTGCCGAACCGGTATAAGTCCGGAGATGTGGTCTATATTGATGGAAATGATACAGCGGTTTATGTAAACGGGATGAAGCGGATGGAAGATGAAATCCGAGGAAGTAAGCATTTTCTGGTACCGCCGGGAGAGACGGAGATCCAGTTCTCCTACTCGGCATTTAGCAGTCCTCCACCAACGATTAAAGCCAAAATAAGGGAGGCGTATTTATAATGAATGAAATCAGAATTGCCGTACTGAATCCACATGACAGGGTGCTTGCATTTTTGGATAACACCCATCGAAACTCTATGCATTATTGGAACGATGAGCTCCATGAATATCTGCAGGGGGCAGCGAATACATACGCATTTACGGTAAGTTCCAAACACGAGGATGCGGCGTATATCGTAGAAGGGAATAAAGTAGCCTTTGTATATAACGGAAAAGACTACTATCTGAATATCGTACATGTGGAAAAGGATGAATTTACAGTTACTGCGACAGCATGGTCTTTAAGCTTCGAATTGATCAACGAGAATGTTGGGGCATACAAATCTGAAAGCGCAATGAGCTTTGAGGAATATGTAACTGCCTTTGATCCGGAACGTACCGTGCGGATCGGGATCAATGAAGTGTCAGATAAGCGGATTTCAAACGAATGGACAGGTGAGGCAACGGTACTGTCCCGTTTATTTTCCGTGGCGAATGTATTCGATGCGGAGATTGAGTTCCAGACTGTGTTAAATGATGATTATTCACTGAAAGAAATTGTAATGAACGTGTATCGGGAACACTCAGACAATAACACGGGAGTTGGGGAGTTCCGGGGAGATATCAAGCTGCGGTATGGAAAAAATGTTACCGGTATCCGCAAGGAATCCAGTATCGAAAATCTGTACACCGGTATCCGTCCAACAGGAAAGGATGGACTGACTATACAGGGAATTGAGAAAGAGGAGCTGGATGAGAATGGCGTAGTAGAGTTTTATACACAAGGTCCAGATATCCGGGCGCCGCAGGCAAGGGACAGATTTCCATCAAACCTGATAAACAAGGAAGATGGATACATCTTTATGCCAAAATCCTACGATACGGATAACAAAGACAAACTGTACAGTATGGCGCTGTCGGACTTGAGAACAGCATCTGAACCGGTCGTGACTTATGATGTAACGGGATACTTTGATACTGCTATCGGAGATACCGTGGAGATTGAGGATGAGGAGTACGTTCCTACCTTATACTTGAGTGCAAGAGTATCGGAGCAGGTTCGCAGTTTCACGAATCCGCAAGCAAACAAGACAGTCTTTACCAATTTTAAAGAGCTGCAGTCGGAAATCTCTGAAGATTTGCTTCAGAAAGTAGAGGATCTGATTAACAAAACAAAGATTTACACCAGCAGTATCTCTACGGATAACGGAATTGTATTTAAAAATAATGAAGGCTTTACCAACTTGACTGCCAATGTAATAGATAATGGGGTAGATCGGACAGACAATTTCACAATTCGATGGTTTAAGGATGGAAATCATATTTATGCCGGTCGGACCATAAAAGTTCGAGCTTTGGATGTGGAGAGCAAGGCGGTCTACAAATTTGAAGCAAGGGATACGGAGGGAATCCTTCGAGGATTCGAAGAGGTTACGGTTATGGATGTATCCGATGGAACAGACGGAGAGGATGCAGCAATCAAGTCGGATACCCCGCCGGACGATAAGACCAAGCTCTGGTACGATACAGTCAATAACGTGTTTAAGTACTGGGATGGCGAAAAATGGGTGGAAGCATACGCAGAAGACATCGAGGATGCGAAAGATGCTGCGGGAAATGCTCAGGAATCCGCAAATACAGCAATCTCTAGCGTAACGAATATCAACACTAGCTTCGAAAAATACAAAAATGAAGTTCGTGCAGAATTTAAAAATACAGTAGAGTATGTGAATGGTAAGACCGAGGTGGTTGATACATGGGTACGGCAGGGGTCGGATGGCGTAACACCGTTTCTGGAGCTTGGCGGAACAGGAAACGACCTAAAAGCCAGATTAACAAATTCCAGATTGGGATTTTACCAGGGCGATAAGGGATTGGCATATTTTGGGAACGAGAAAGCGTATATGCCGGTGGCAGAAATTGACAATCTAAGTGCAAAGAGAGTTGGTGTAGGCAACTATGCTATGCTGGACAATGGGGATGGACACCTATCTATAATCTATATCGAGTAA